GGCGTGGAGGTCTTGGAGCTTATCCACAACATCAGCCATGTGCTTAGCACCAGCAAAAGCAACCTCAAAAGCACGGGGGTGGTCGCTTTCTTGAGCAACAGAGAGGGCCCCGTCGAGGGTCTCCTGCATCTTCTCAATAATGTTATGGAGATGGCCACGAGCGAACTGGTAATCCTTTTCGCGGTCCTCTTCCTTGTTGACAGAGTGTTTAACTGGTTTCGTTTCCACTTCTGGGACAATGTCAACAACCTCCTCCGGTTGGGAGGAGATGTTGAACGTGTCGTCTAGCGATTCAAAAGGTGTAGACATAACTATCAAAGGCCAAAGAAGTCAGAGTCCTGAGCGTGAATGTCCTCATAAGTCTCGTTGACCTTCCACCCATCAGTCTCTGGGTTGATTTCATCACGGGGGACTGGTGGTTCGTCGGTCGACTCAACCTCAGCAACATAGCGCAGTTCGGTCTGGCGCTGCTTGATGTCGGTGCGGTAATCCACCTGAACACGACGAATGTCCTTCTGAATGTCGACAGGACCAAACAGGTAAGTCTTGACTGTAAAAATAAGAGTCCAAACCAAGAAGCGGCGCTCCTCAATGTTCCCCTCATAACGGTCTTCGTAATTGACACCGTCCAGAACAATCGCAATGTCGCGTTCCTCTTTAGTCTCTTCAATTACTTGAATAGAGACATTAACGGAAGGATGGAAGTTTGGTAGAATCTGCTCCAGAATCTGCAGGCCGTCGTCCTGAGTCTTAGAGATGATAGACATCTCAACCTGCAGGTTATAAGGAACAGGAAGGTATTGGGTGTATTGTTTGTTGGTGTCTGCTTCGTCACTACCTTCTGGTGGGAGGACTTTCACCATAGTAGTCGGTGGTAGTTTCCTAGAACCATCGTAAATTAACCCCTTAATCTCGAAAGACATTCGAGGGAGGGTCATCTGCACGTCTTCACGCTGAACACCAGGTTCGGCGGCGATCATCGCCAGAAACTTTTGCGTTGGTCCATACTTGATAGGAACCTTAAAGGCTCCCAGGGTAGAACCAGAGCCCTTTCTTTTAACCAGAATATTATTAAAAAGAGTACCAAATGCAATGATACTCTTTCTAAAAATACTATGATAATGATAACGACCTAACATAACAAACTATCTGTTCCTAAGTATTTATCACTCAAAACCAAAGGGGTTTTGGTCAGCAGCGTCCTCAACCTTGATCAAATCGAACTCGGTCTGAATTGCTGTGGTGTCATCATCGCGCTGCTCTGGAATTGCAGCGGCGGTGGTGAGGAATGAGGCGGTTGAAGTTTGACCAACAATAAGGACGTTAGCAAGTTTATCAACATTGAGGTCGTAATTCTCGTCACGCTGGAGTGGATCGTTATTGGTGATGTTCTCAACGACAAGCACACCAGTAACCTTATTCCAAGTAACCACCTTCGCAGTCAACGTGTCGACACCTTCCAGATAACCACTGTCGTTATAGAGCCTAAACTGGTCTATAGGATCTGGTGGGGTTGTGGTTGGCGTTTCAACGTCGGAAACATCATAAATCGTCACAGTCTCGAACTTAGCATAAGTTCCAGAGCCAGTGGCAAGATCGACGGTAAATTGTGTCTTAAAGATGGGAAGGTCCTCAGTAGTGTCGTCAATGTCGGAGTAACCGGTGGAGAATTCCTCACCAGAGTACTCAAAGCGTTCACACTCCAGCTCGAAGATGTAACCTTTACCGAGCTGATAGAAAGGAACGTCAAACTGGACGTATTTAATTTCAAAGATCGAATCATCAAAGGGGAAATAAAGAAGGTCACCCTCCTTCGGACGATCTGCAGTTTGACCCTTCAGCGGATCGACATCACCACCGGAGTTAATAGACTGGTAGTATGACTTAAGGAAGGGTGAGTAGTAAGTCTGGAATTCTGTTCTAGAGATTTGGAACGTCAGGCGGTCAGCACTGCGAATTCCAAACTTAGTAAGTAGCTCATTACCATTATCGAAACCGTCAAACGTCTTAATGTAAGTAGGAATCGGTAATCCAAACTCAAACGCAGACTTACTTGACTCATGTAGAATCTGGTCAAGGTTGACCAACTTTCTAGGCATGAAGATAAGATCCACGCCATAGATCTTAATCTGCTCGCGAACTAAGTCGTCGATAAGGGTGTTCTCACCGGAGTACCCCGTGGTGTTGGAAAAGAAGGGAGAAGTATGTGGCATTTTCTATCAACCAACGAAGTCTAGAGGGGGCTCAGCATAGTCCATAGCGAACCTTTCGGTAATCTCAGCAATCTCCTGCTTAGCATCGTTATAGATCTGGTCTCCATTCATAGTAAGACCACCGGGGAGTTGAACTTGTTGGTATTTTGTCAGGTTTCTACCGAAGGCCAACTGAACATAGGCAGTCGAAAGGCGCTTCAGGAACATGTCGTTCCAAACTTCGGGGTAGAGGTCAGGATCAGCCTTCGTGACACACTCCATAACCAGGTAATCGCCTGTGCGAACACCGTTGAAGTTGTCAGTATCAATGTGGAGGCGGTGGGTTCTTTGGTTGAAGTGGTAAGAGATCTCAGGGAACAGCAGAAAGTCACCAAGGGCCAGGTACTGATGCATTGTGTAATAGGAAGTCATGTCAAAGTTGACGCCACCTAGTCCACCCATTCCGTACATCCCACCAACCATAAAGGCAGACTGCATTGGAATTCCAAAACCACCAAATCCCCAGGCGAGATGGTTATTAGACTTTACAATTCTACTAACACCAGTCACCCCGTCGGGGAGGATTATGTAATTATTCTGAGTCTTGAAGTCCTCAGTCCCGTAAAGTGGAGACTCAGTCTTGATCGCAGTTACTTCAAAGACACAGTCCTCGTTTCCACCACTGATTGTGATTTGGTCACCGACAGTGTAACCTGCACCTGAGTTATAAATTTGAACTGTGGTAATGCCACCGGTTGTCGTTCTCGCAGAACCGGGTGTAACAGTGAGGTCAGAACCCGTGCCGCCAGTCGTGGTGGTCGCAATCATGTCCCCGTCGTCAGTCGTTAGGGCTGGATAACCACTTCCAGGAGAAACCAACGTGAGGGTCTGAACCATCCCGTCAGCATAAATTGGCTGAGTGTTGGACTGGGTGACGTTCTCAATCTCACCAGTCTCAAAGAACTTCTGGAGTTCATCACTAACTTTCACGGAGAGAAAAACTCTCTCCATCGAATCGAAGTGCGCTCTCTCATAAAAGTACTGGAAGGCGTCGTTAATCGCCAAGTCCATCTGTTCATCCGAAACATTAATCTGGAGAACAGGAGCTCCAAGTTTAGTCTGGATGTAAGATTTTAGTTCGTCTCTATTTTGGGGGGAGGCAATTGACATCTAACACAGCCCATTTCTTTTATTTATCACTCCTTTTTGTTCCCAAACTGGCGCCTGCTGCTCCGGCAATTGCATAAAGAGCTGGGCGGTCGACCTTCAAATTACTAACATAAGACGCAGTCAGAAAACCCAAGCTCCAGACGACAGTGACAATCTTCAACAAAAGAAACCACTTCTCGTGCGAATCAAGGATCCCATTACGATTGACGTCGCTAAACTTCACAGTTGTTCTTTGGGGGGAATAATTATTTATAAAAAAGGGACCCTTTCGGGTCCCAGAGAAGTTCGTTATTATGAGGAGGATCACTCCAGAACAACGAATGCCTTGTCGAGGATCTTGATGTCTCCAGTTGAGGCATCCACGACCAGGAAGTAATAAGAGCTGGGCTCGGTGTCAGCAACGGTTCCGACGTTTGCCAGTTGCTTGACAGTCTTGCTGCCGGCAACGTAATTGGCAATGTCACCGGAGGTCACCTTGGTGTTGGTTCCAGCGCCGTTCTCGTCTGCGATGAACAGAGTCGAAGCACCGATGGTTCCAGCGTTACCACCGTCGATGTCCAGGTTGGTGAGAGGGAGGTTCTCAACTTCAGTCTCAAGTTCCTGCAAAGCAGTCTTAATTGAGCTGTTGTCGGTGATAATGGTTCCGGTAAAGGTTCCAAGGTCAACAGCGTTCAGCGAAACACCAGTCAGAGCGGTGAGTTCGTTAGGAACGTCGTTTGTGCGACCAGCACCCATAACCAGGATGGAACCCAGGGAGGAGTGGCGGCGGGTAACGACACCGATCTTCTGAACCTTGACACCAGCAGCAGAAGGGCGACTGGAGGTCAGTTGTCCGGTTGTGGAAGAGACATAAAGTGCAGTTCCAGCGTCCCAGGCAAAGGTGTCAGTGTCAATTCCGTCAATAACACCACTAATAACAACGGTACCGGTGTCACCATCGGCCAGGGAATCTGAAATAATGCCAATTGCTGGCATGGTAGCAGCAGAGTCCGCGTCGGCGAGGGCAACAGTTGGTTTGCCGTTGGTGTGAGTGCCACTGACATAAACCACACGACCCTTATCGAGCGTGGCGCCGCTGTTGTTATGAACCTCAACCAAAGCAGGGTGTTCAGACTCAATAGCGACCTCAAGTGCCTGCAAAGCAGTCTTGATGGTGGAGGAGTCAGCAATTGTCTCGCCAGTGAACGTACCGAGGTCGGTTGTGTTCTCAGCGACGCCAGTCAGGGTGATCAGGTCGTCGACGTTGGCGTCAATCTCAGTGATCTGGGACTGCAGGGAAACGTCAGCAGTATCAACATAGGATTTAATCGACTGTTGCGTTGCAAGGTGAACAGCACTGTCGGAGGCCATGTTGTCCTCGTCGAGGACACTAACCTTCAGCTCACCGGTGGCAAACTCAAGGAAAGAACCAGTGGCAAGGTCAACACTGATGGTTCCGGTGGTAATGTCAACACCGTCACCGGGAGTCAGAGCGTCCTCTTTGGTCTCAACTTCAGTCTCAAGTGCCTGCAGAGCAGCCTTGATGGTGGAAGCGTCAGCAATCGTGGTTCCAGTGAAGGTCCCAAGGTCGTCAGCAGCTGCACCCGCGCCGGTCAAAGTTTCCAGATGGTCAACATCCAGGTCAGCCTTGGTGCTGTGTGACAGGTCGGAGATCTGTGACTCAGTGATGCTCAAGAGTGCTTGGTGCTGGGTAACAGAAGCAGCAGAGATGCGAGCGTTGGCAAGAGTGCCAGCGGTGATCTGTGAAGCGTTCAGTGCCAGGGCACCTTGGTGTTGAGTGACGTTAGACTCGGCAACGGTGGCGTCTTGGAGGGTTCCAGTCAGCTTAGTGGTTGCGACGTCGTTGATCTTAGCGGAAGTAACCGCAAGGTCAGCGAGTTTGGTGGTCGAAACAGCACCATCAGCCAACTGAGCCGCGGAGGACTTCAGGGTGAAACCGATGTTGTCAGTTCCCAGAGTTGGTGAGTCAGGGCCGTCGTAAGCGTAAATGTGACCAGAGTGAGTGTTACCTTCGGCAACAAACACAGTCTTGTTGGTGAGGAACTCACCGGACTGGTCGGCGTCGGCGGCACGGGACCAAGAACCAGAAGCGGCGACATAAATGCCGTTCTCGCTTGCATCGGTTTGCTCGTGGAGCAGAACACGGTCACCAGCAGAGATGGAAACACCTTCGACAGTGGGTGTGCCACCAGTAGCGATGTCAAAG